GATAGACGATATAGCACTGCCTCGAATGCTTCGAAATCTGGCACTTCAAAGCACTTGTTGGTTTTATTGTCGTATAACGACTGGAAAAGTGTACCTTTAATCATAATATATGTATTATATCACACTCCAAGAGGAATGTAAACCTTTATTTTTAAAAAAAGTCAGATAAATCGTTGCCATTAAAATCAACATCTGGTCCTTTGGGCATTTGTTCAAATCGGTCCCATACTCGGGATGGGGCAACGTGTAGTCTACCTTTCTTCTCTACCAATTTAAATGCACCGGGCCAATATTTCTGTAGTGCTTTGGAACGCTTTAATCTGCCGTCACCTGCATGAACTGCCTCGGTGTTACCACCTTTATGCTGTCCTGTAGCGGCTTTAGACATGAGTAGTCGGTTAAACAGTATGGTACAATAACCACTATCTAACACCTGTAAGCTGTAATCTGTGTCCTCAATACAATCATTTCTGTAATTAATATCAAGCTTGTTATTAACGAGAACACAACTATAAGCCTGGCGGTTAATAGTCAGATGTGTATTTCTAGCAAAGGCAAACATAACATGAGACAAAGAAGCGATACCAATATTATCAAATCGAGTAACAAGGTGCTCTGTAGCAGACAACACATTTCGTGTATCCTTCACAACATTCTTATTGTTTTCTCTGACCCGAAAATCTTTTATGTTATCATCTAATTGCCAATGGTATTCTGCACCAATAGAAATAGAATGCTGTTTACAAGCATTTCTTACGTACCCTATGCCTTGGTCATTTTCATCCATTTTAACCAATTGACTTGCATCATAGTGGTTTAAATAATCATCATAGTCCTGCGGTTCAACTACTACATAGAATTGAATCCCAACATCGGCTAGAGCTTTAGTTGTGAGTTTCAAGTCACTTCTAGCCTTTGAAGGTATATACATTGGAAATTTAATATCAGTATAGGTACTCAAATTATCAAGTACCTCCTGGCTGAAATTTTCTAACCAATCATTTGTCATTATCCTAGGATCTCATCTACTTGATCATCAATTTGATCTTCACCCATATAACGCAATAGACTATTTGCTTTCTTATCCAAGGGAGGATGCCAAATTGCTTTAGTCTTTGTTGTAATATTTCTTTGTTCAATCAAGGCAGCAAACTCCATCAAGTCTTCAGCATTTCTAAATCTGACTTTTAGTACCTTCCATGCCTCTGCTTCGGGTTGATCAAATTCTGGCATACCATCCCAATCATATGGTGTTGCTATATCTTCTTGTCCTGATACAACAAATAGATTCTCGGGTTGGTAGTTTAGAGTTCTGTTATTCCTCATTGTCTGTCTCCATTTCATTTAATATTGTTTCTTCGCCCTTTATTCTTACCAGCTTTAAGCCGTAGTTGTTAGGACCTTTAGGTATATTTAGACCTTCTTTGAACGTCGGTTTAATACCTTTCTGGAATACTTTGTAATCCACATGGTGATGGTATCTACCCCACTTCTGCGTGATGTGAACCACATCGGGATGTTGATCCTTCAGCGATTGAGCAAATACCATTCTGTTATCATAGTTTTCACCACCAGCATCTTGAGTACTTCCACCAGTTTTCTCAACACCGTAGACTTCGGCAGTATTACCACCTTTCATCGTCATTGTTGCAACTTTGCCACATAAGAAAATATTAAACAAGAATGTATGCCATCCTGCTTTCATTATTTTAAGTGATAAATCAGTATCCTCATTATATTGACCTCTCCATGAGATTTCAGGATAGATGTCGTTCGAGATACAAATACAACTATAAACTCTTGTATTGTGGTAATATGGTGGGCGCTTGGTAGTAGCTGGTGCAAAGAATGCATAGTTCATGCCAAACATTTTAACATCGGTGTATCTATCGGCAAAGTCCTCGCAGACTCTGAAAGCAGTACCATCTGTTACTTTAACTTTCTTGTTTTGGTGTAAGCGATAGAAGTGTAGAATGTTATCATCTAAAATCCAGTGACGTTTATCACCATTGGCTTTAGAATGTTCCCAAACAAAGTTACGCACAGGAATAGAACCACCTAGATGACCTGTAACATCGCATCGAATTGCCCACTTAGGATTAGACCTGAAGTCTGTAGGCAATACCAAGATGTTTTTAGGATCAATTACTGCACTATATGCAGGGTATTCTGATTCCTCAATTACAATTGTATATGGGCAGTTCAAGGCCTCCAGTGTTTTAACTGTAAGCCTAGAATCTGCACGACCCTTAGAGATAATATAAATCGGATACTTTGGTTGCATTATGCGTCCTTTATGAAAATCCCATCAACCATCTTGCCAGTACGGTCTTTAATATCGTGATATGCACACTCCAAACAATCTTCAAGTGTGTAACCGTTACGTTTGGCGATGTTAATGAGAATCACTAGACAATCACCAATATCATCAGCAACGTCTTGTTGTTTACAAACATTATCTGATAACTCGCCGACTTCTTGGATGAGTTTCAGTACTTGGTCTTTATCAGTAGCACCTGCAATCAAGTTGCGATCTTCGTGCCACTGTTCGGTCAATCTAATTAGTTCAGACAATTCCATTATGTAATGATTCCCTGTGGCGGCATAATGATCCCGGATTCTTCAACGCCGATAGCTTCTTTAATCTGATCAGCAAGTTGTTCTACTGGTTCTGTCACAAACAGTACATGTTGATCTTTAATTGTAATACCATCTGCTGCAGCCTGGCTGTAGGGCATGAAAGGCATAAATGCAATTTTACCTTCGCCTCCAGGAATTAGTACAACACCATTTTTGACAGTCACACTGCCTTCATTTTTAACTAGTTCGGCGACGATTTCTTCACCTGATACGAGTCGAATTAAGTTTAGCTTCATTTTGTTTTCTCCATTTTAATAGTATATTATAACACATTTTTAAGTAAATGTAAACCCCTAATTGAAAAAATCTTCCAATGATTGAACCTCTTCTGAGGACCAACCTACTGCCTTGAATATAGGATCTACTGGTGCAAGGAATGTTTTCTCAAATTGTAAATCATAATCAATGTATTTGTCAAGGTCAAACTCCTTGGGCAAATACTGATTGAATCCAATTATATTTTCTTTAAGTGAATTCGGTATTTTGAGATATATAAATTTGATCTTCTCGCCATTCTTAATTGGCTCATATCGTTTAGTAAGTGAATGTTGTTTGAGTAGTTTATTATGTAGTAAAGCCGCTCGGACATGAATTGGAGTACCTTTACGGTATGTCAGTACTCTGTCTGCGTAGTCTGTTACATTAGACACACCCCGTGGGAATGCAATCTCATGTGCAGGTAGGCTGAAGAAGTATTGTTTAAACTGCTGTACTGCTGCCTGGGTTTCTTTCTCACTGCCCTTAATGATTACTTTGAATAATTCTTTAAGAGCAAGTCTGACTGGAGCAGGAGTAGATGATTTAATTGCCTCAATGCCCATGATTTTGAGTTTAGGTTCTTTGTATCTAACACCCTCGTTATCATGCACATTTAGTATGTATCGTTTCTTTGCAGTCCAGATACCCTTGTCAGCAATGGCCTCACGTTTCATAACCATTCGGTTTTCAATACCACCCATCAATCCATATAGTTCATCATAGGCCGCGGCAAGAACAGGTTCGAGTTTCTCTGAGGCAACAGTATCCAAGAAATCAATAGGGTTCTTTGGCTTGACTTTTTCTACCAAGTCGCCAAGGTTAACGTAGAGTGAATCTGTGTCGATTGCAATAACATAGTCTTTTTCTGTACCCATGATTTTATTTAAGTACTTGTTAATTGCAACTTCTGCCCAACGGATAGTCAACTGACCTGATAGTGTAATGGCCTCGGCAATCCTTTGATCAAAGAACCTAAAGTACTTGTTGCCGAGAGCACCATACAAACTATTCAGCAGAATTTTAATTGCCATCTGATTGTTTTCTGCAACTTGGATTCTACGTTCAATATCATAGATATTTTGTTTGTTAGTGGGATCAGCCGTCTGTAGTTCCTTCTCAGCATCAATCATGGCCTTCTTGATAATCACACGTTCGCTATACATGTTGTCTACAAGCGTAGGAAATACGCCTTTACGATCAACGTTGAACAATTGACCATTACCACCAACGGCCTTATCGTGATTATTAAAGGTATATCCATCGAGTACCTTATCTACGTTCATCTCAATGACTTCACCATTAGCAATGGTTTCTGTAGACATATTGTACTGCATAATCAAAGACGGATATAGAGAGTTCAAATCGAACGACACAACATAGTCATGGATACCAACGTGGGGTTTCTTAACATAACCACCCGGATAATCAGATTTGAATTTGTCTGTATAGAATGGAATGGCAACTTTCTGAGTCCACAAGTGACGATAGATGATTGATTCCCAGATGCCAGTCACTCCAAAAGTATCAGAGTAATTAACTCCACCTTTGTATGCCATAGTCATCATAAGCGTAATCAGGCCCATCTTGTCTTCTAGCCGTTCTACCAACTCAACATCTTTGATATTATAGTCAATGAACTTCTGATGATCTTGCTGATACAAGGTGTGTAGGTTACCAAACTCTTCGTATGATAGTTTCTTCTCGCCGAGGATTACGCTTGAGATATGATTAAGTGAATATGATTCCTGAGCAGTATATGTATATTTTTGAAATAGTTCCATATAGTCAGCAGTGTTAATGCCTTTAAGTTCGAATGCTTCTTGAACACGATTCATCTGTCGGACATTCTGTCGTTCCACCATACCCCAAGGGCTGAGTCTTTTTACTACTTCTTCGCCGAGTAGTTTGACTGTGCGATTAACAATATAGGGAATATCAAAGAACCGTACATTCCAGCCGGTAATAACGTCAGGAGTGTTTGAAGGGGTAGACCAATGAGCAATGAATGCATGTATTAGCTGTAACTCTGAATCACACTTCTGATATATTACACGATTGGCTGTCATATAAGATTTATCTACATCATAATCACCAAGACCCCAGACATAATATGTATTGTCAATATTATTTTTCATACATATGGATATAATAGGATGTTCAGCTGCACCTGGTTCTGGGAATCCTTCGTCAGACGCAACCTCAATATCAATAGAAGTTACATTGATTTGATTACGATTAAAGTCAATGTCACCTGGGAATTCATCATTGATATAAGCAGGAATATATCGGTCATTGCCGAAGATTTGGCGGCCTGCGGTATCCTTATTAGATGCAATCCACTCTTTGGAATCCCTCATAGAATCCATCAGCATAGGAGCACAGGGAATGCCGTCAATAGACTTCCACGTACCTTTAGGAGTAGCAACGAATAGAGTTGGTTTGTATTTTACTTTCTTTTGGACTTTCTGGCCATTTTCATAGCCGCGGTACAGTAGGCTGTTACCGAAACGTGCAATATTGGTATAAAATTTAGTCATGTTATAAAGGTCACCTCAATTCAGAATATGTATATTATAACACATTACATTGGTAAAGTAAAGGGGTTTTTGTTTTTTATTTATAAAAGTTGGGAGAAGGGGTTACCTTCTCCCGCATGAGTTTCAAGTGGATTTCCTAAAAGGTAGAAACCTGTAGAAAAATAACAAGTGGCGCCAATCCGAGAATTGACAACGCAGTTACAGTCATTACAAGTATACCATTTAGGGTCTCCGTTAAATCTTCATATTTGTCCATGAATTGGGCAATATGTTTCATTAAGCTTCTCCAGTAAGATAGTTTATTACTATTCTACTGAGAGTTTCGCTGATCACCGGAGTCATTCTGTTAACAACTCCTTCTTCTTTGATATCCCAGCAGACCCTATTTCGATCTTCCTAGGACGCCTCTCTTCTGGAACCTCAACTCTGGCATAAACCACGAGTATACCGTTCACCAGATCGGCACCATCAATTACGACAAATTCAGAGAGTCGGAAGGACTTCTCAAATTTGCGGGATGAAATTCCCTTCCATGCGTAATCACGTTTTTCATCCGAAGTCTTGCCCCTCACCTTGAGTATACCGTCTTTGACTTCAAGACTGATATCGCTTTCGTTGAACCCAGCCACTGCTAATTCAATGAGAAATTTCTCGTCACTGATTTTTACAATGTTATGGGGTGGGTAATTATCGTTTCCAGACCTAGCGGAATTATGAATTCCTTCTAGTTCATCAAACAGACTCTCAAAGCCTACGAATAATGAACGTGGCACATTTAAAGTACTTCTAACCATTGTTTCCTCCTATTGTTAAGCAAGGGTTATTTACTACGTGACCCGAACAATTCAGCATCACAGTTTTATTTATACATCCTAACAGTAGGAAATATAAATATTTTTAATATCCGACGTGATTTGCAGTTGGACTAGCAGCTGGATAATTAACTAAACCTAATGTATCTGGTCTATAATCATCAGCAAACCCATCTGGTAAATCAACGAAAGGTATTGTAAAATCTTCGTGTAGCTTACCGGCATCTTCATATGCCTTAAAGTGTTCTGCACACTCAATCATCCAATCAAGATAGCCGCGGCCGTGGTTCATATCGCATGCAATTTGAACGATACCACCTACTCTCTGATCATAAATGTATGTTGGATAAATTTCTCTCAGAGTTCTCATTTCGAGATTTCCTAAGTAAAATTCATGTTTTAGATCAAAGTAATTAATTACATCTTCTCCGACTAAAACATTTTCCGGAAATCTAGTTGAACGTGCCGCTGCTTTAGAATACCAAACAATCCTGCAGTGTGATTCCCACTTATTAATATATTTGTATTCGTACTGAATGAGATCTTGGTGAGCATCTGAAAGAGAATTTAGGAATGGTGTTCCTCTTTGAATCCACTCTCCAGCCATTGCTTGTTCCCACCATTGATATGGACGAGTAAAACATCTGTATCCCATACCCTGAATCATTTCAGCGTTAAAAATATCAGAGGAGAATGCTGCAGCAGAATTTTGTGCCTCAGATTCAGATAACGGGCCGTATCCCTCATTGGGAACAATACCATACTGATAATCTAAACAAATAACATCTGGAACAGTTGTATCAGGTGATCCATACTGGCCGGGGTTTGCTATCATTTTATAAACAAATAATCCATGTGGTGAAATCATATCATCACCATCTACTTGGATCATATAATCGTCATCTGAAGCAAGGAAAGTATCCAATACAGCATTCTTGCCTTTAGATGGACCACCATTACTTACAGAAGTGTGCCACTCAATTCCTTCTGATGTGAGCCATTCAGATGCTTGCTGTTCAAATTCTGTATCTCTGGTATTGATAACAAAACATACATCAGCTTTAGTAATCTGCTGACTGTATGTTCCATCCCACATTCTAGCATGTCGCTTAATCTGTTCAATGCCTCGGGAAATCAGAATGTAATATCTAAGCTTATTCATTTATTTATTAACCTATTGGTTTAATCGGCCAGACGATACTTGTCGGAAATGTACTCTGATCAGTAACATCACGAAGTGATTGTCTATATGCTAGCATTTCTGCACTAGGTGTTCTATCCGATACTGTTTCTGTATCAGTAATATATAGCAATCTGTCTCTGCGGTCTCTGATATTTCTTGCCTTTTCTGAATCGGTATAAGCAACTCTTTCCCAAGATTTAAATTTTGTTGCAGCATCTTCTGTCCATACAGGTGCAAGTCTTTCATATAAATTATTGTAATCTGGGGCGTCTTCAATTTGAATATCTTTAACAGATCCTTCAGCGACAGTCAATGTAAAGGAAGCTGTATCAGACCAACCCTGCCAAAAATATGCTGCTTCTTCGCACATTTCTTCGCACATTTGATGTACGACACTTTCTGTAAATTCTTCAGGTAAAGCGGCCCGAGAATAATATTCGGGTAACGTTGTATCAGAATTAATAAATTTCACTAAAAGTTGCTTGCCATGTGTATCAACTTTTTTTATTTCATATGTAATCATTTTGTTTTCTCTCCTAAAAGAATTCTACGTACACCCAATTTGGTGTCGATCCTGCATTATTTTTTAACATTTGTGCTACAAAGGCCCATTGGTTGCTACCTGCTACTGTTGTTCCATGATCCCATCTGTATGCATATACTGTTGGTGATGTACCAGGCAATGCAGAAAAAGAGACCGCCTGACTTCTATATACAGTACGAACACTGCTAAAATCTGCTTTGTATGGTGACCCTAGGGTGTCATAAACTCTAAATCCAGTCCAGCCACCATTTGTTGAACTACTGCCACCCGAAAATCCTACAGTAAGTGAATCATAATAGGTGTCGTTCATAACAAAACATGCTAGAGTTCGACCACTTAATGCAAGGCTGCTAGTTCGGGTTGAGCCGCCAAATGCACTGCCAGATTGACCAGACTCAGCCTGATAATAAAAGTAACCATTTGCTCGAGCATAACCGTATCGCAAAAAGCTGTCATTATTGGGCCGGGTATAAATTCTAGTAGTTCTAACACTAGAACCATAAAACTCATCCATTCCTAAATCTGCACCGGCAAACGGCTGACCTGCTGACGGGCTATAATTTGTAATCCTTAATGGATCTGCACTATAATAGTCATCTAACTCCACAGGGGGATATGAAAGGCCGCCAAATTCTGTTGCTATGTTTGATATGGAAATTGCGCCTGATGTTTGTAAAGCCATTAATATTTCTCCACTTATTCTTTAATTATATTTATAAGGTTTTATTCCTTATTTGAATTTCCAATATTATATTTAGGGCACAATTCCCACTGACTTTTTTCCTTAAAGGGAATAACCTTAATCTGTCTTAACGGGGCACATGGTACTGCTACAGTAGGATTAATAATAGAAACCAAACCCCAGTCTGCTAGCAGGGTTGCAATGGTGTTTCTGCGTTCTAAATCATTCTCGATTAAGTTACTTGGTTTACCGTCTAACAAGAATAGTTCTTTAAAGTGTACAATAAAGTATCTGCCTTGCTTGTGCAGAATATGACACGACTGGTAAAGTTTTTGATCTTTGCGAGAAGCAACTCCAATTCGGGTTAGAGTTTCTCTTATTTTTAAAAAGTCATCGGGCTCATGTAGTGTAACTTCAAGCATTGCTGCTGGAGTCCAATTCTTAATTTCAGTATTATTTTCGTTTTCCACCTTTGTAAATCCTTAATTTCAATTCGTTGATTTGATCATCATTTAATAATTTTAAAACGGATCTAGCCTTTTCATTGCTATAACCATAATACTCTTTGATGAGTTCTAAATTAGAAACTTCTGATGGTTTCAACCACTTTGACCACCTCTTCTGTTTCCTAATTATATTTATAAGGAAAGCATATTGAAGCTTATTGTCTAACTGATGATGTATGTTCATCTCATTAGCAAATAAAACGGTATCATTGTGATACGAAAGTGAACGATTTACTAGGAACGACTTGTACTCTTTTTCGGAAATGTCATCGGTCATGATGCCTTTCTTTCCGTATGTTATATCATTTATGTAATCAAATGGGGACATATTCTACCTCAATTCCACACTGCTCCAGAAACTTGACTCCAGCATCTGTTCGCATGTGTTTGTTTTCATAATAAACTTTGGATATACCTGATTGGTATATTAGTTTTGCACAATCCATACAAGGAGCATAAGTAGTATATATTTCAGCATCTTGGCACGATTGTGTCGATCTTGCTACCTTAGCAATAGCATTTGTCTCTGCATGTAAAACTTCTGGCCTTGTCTTATCCTCGCCTGGTATTTCGCATACATTGTCCCAACCAGAAGGCATTCCATTGTAACCTACAGAGATTATTGTACGGTCCTTTACAATAACAGCACCAACCTGAGCCCTACGAGCAGAGGATAGTTTACCAAAATGCCGGGCAGACTCCATGAATGCTTTTTGCCATTTATCTACCATTGATGTATTACTCCTGCTATAATAACAAAACAAGTAACAAAATTCACGAGGACTATTACTGTTCTCATAGCGGCAATAGTATCAGCCTCTTTATTTGTCTTGCCTTCCTTTTCGCCGATTGACTTAGCCCATAGTCGCCATAAATTCATTACTTGGTAACCTTCGCAATATAATCTTCTGCCGCTTCCAGAGTAGTCCAATTACTGTCTTCAATTATTTCTTTTGATTCATTATAGTACACAGTACGGTAGTATGTTAGATTCTCTGAATAGTGGCAAACGATTATATCCCACATTAGTTAAAGTCCACTGCTGCCATAATTTCTGTACAACAAGCAACCATATTGAGTTCATGATCTGCAACAAAACTATTCTTGTACTGATAGTCAGCAAGGATAAGCACTAACTGTGGAATAGATTGTGGTTTAACATACTCACCCATATTATCAAAGATTTTACGGAATAGAGCAGCTGGTTCTTGATCAATGTTATCTGTTACCCACTGACGCATCTGTTTAAAGTTTTTGTCTTTCATAGAAGCCATGAGATTACCCATGGATACTTCTGATAGGGAAACAAGAATACCAGTATCAATTGTACCAGATACAGAATACCGTTGTAGTTCATTAAGCACTCTACGCCAATCTGGCATATGTTTCATAATCAACTCAGCAATTACTGGCTCGTCATATGTTACACCCTCTGCATCGAGAATATAAGCAACACGTTTCATAAACGAGCCGCATAATGCCGGCATGTCTTTCTTGGCGATGTTAAATTCAACAACGGAACAACGAGAGTGTAGTGGTTCGATGATTCTATTTTTAAAGTTACAAGTCATAATGAAACGACAGTTGTTACTAAACTCCTCGATGAATCCACGCAATGCAGGTTGGGTAGATTGTGGGTTTAGGTAATCGGCCTCATCTAGTATTACAACCTTATAACCGCCCTGCAAAGAAACTGTCGATGCAAAGTGTTTAATTTTGTTACGTAGAGTGTCAATGTTACCCTCTTCGGATCCGTTGATTAATAAAAAATCAAGGCCTAGTTGGTTACATAATGCCTTAGCTACAGTTGTCTTACCAACTCCAGCTGTACCAGTAAACAGTAAATTAGGAATTTCTCCTGATTCAACAATTTTACTAAATGTGTCCTTCAAGTGTTTAGGCAGAACAGTGTCTGCCACAGATTGAGGTCGGTATTTTTCTACCCATAAAAATTCTTGCATTACGCTAACTCCCACCCTGTTACAGTCGAAACCCGAAAAGAGCGCCATGCATTCTTATCAAGACACCACACTGCAATATTATCTGATTCAGCACTGATGCTTTCTACAGTACCAACGATGCCATTTTCTTTTAGGATTTCTGGGTTTAAGGTTGATTCCATACGACGGATTTCACCTGTATTGATTTTTTTAAATGTTACAAATACCACTCCCGATTGGAGCGAATTGATTAGGGTTGTGACTTCACTTGTCTGCATAATTTATCCTTTACTTTATAATAAAATGTGTCCGAGGGCAGTAGAATTCTACCCCCGGACTTCACCAGCTGCCTTAGCCTTCTTCTGGTACCGAAGGCTCTTCTACAGCTTCACCATCCTGCTTAGGGGGCGCAGCAGCATTCAAGAATGCGACAATACGGCCTCGCAAGGAACCGATAGGCTCCAACTCTGCGCCCTCAAAGGACCCACGCTTGCTGCAAAGATCAATGACTTGAACCATCATTGCGATATCTTGTAAGCCTAACTGCACGTTGGCTGCTGGATCTGGTTGTTCTTGTACTTCTGTTACTTCTGTTACTTCTGTCATAATTTACTCCAATTAGCTAATTTATTTATTTTAATTTACACACCGAAAGTTGAGCTTTTCTCCAAAGCGATAAAGTAACTTACCGGTTTAGTTTTATTTACCCACTTTGAAATCAGTTTCGATGATATTTGTACGTCATAGTCGCCATCAATGATTTTCAGGTTTGAAATATTCATAATGAAACTAAACGTTTGCCCAGTCGTGTTATCACCAAGAGCCAGTTCAAAAGTATTTGCACTAGAGTCTTTAGGATCGAACACTTTAATAGAAATGCCGTCATCGTTACCAATGAAAGCCAAGTCCAAGTGACCAAGCACTGATGCCGCTTTCTTTGCTTTAGATAGTTTTTCTGCGGTAAGTTCTACCACAACTTCAGCACTAGGCATCGTGATGTCCCTCTCGGGAGTTGTTAGGATACTAGGTTCAGCCAAATAATAATTTACACCACTACCCTTTCCCTTCACCTTAACCGATTTCTCTGAAAAGGTGACACTAGGATCATCTACAAGACCAAGAACATTTAGGAACTCATTGAGGTCGTAAATACCTAAGTCATGTGGAAAATCCTCTACCACTGAAGCTGTTGCAAGAATATTCTTGGCCTCAGAAATAGTTTTAATTTCTTGCCCTGGCTTCAGTACAATGTTCGGATTGATCGAAGCAAAGTTCTGTAGTAGGGCAATTGTTTCTTCACTTAATTGCATGTTTTATTTCTCCATTAATTTAATATAGTATATTATATCACAAACTGACGGGTTTGTAAACCCTTTTGTGCATTTATTTTTCATTGTCATAGATTCTGTCATGCTCAAAGAGTGCAAGTAATCCATAGTGTAAAACCTTCATCAGGTCCTTTCGATACTCATTGTGAGTATCACCTTTCTTCCCATAACGTGCATTGTATTTATCTACGTTACCTAGGAAAAATCCTAAGCCGTGACCACGATCAATGATGACCTCAGATGATTGAAGCCCTCCTTGACCATAGTGGGCATTATAAGTCGAATCAATATAGTCGTGGAACTCTTCAATTAGAGCTCCTTCATTGAATTTATAATTGGGTTGTTTCATTAAAATTGTGCCTCTGTGTATGATGGTTCTGTTGGTTGTTGTGTGATTACACCATCATCTACCTTAGTGTAGAGATCAAGGAATGCTGCCTTGGTGTCCTCATCAAATCGTGCGATACAAAGATCAAGAGATTTTAACTTGTCTCCAAAGATAGAATAAGTCTGCACGATATGACATAAGCGTCTGGTAGAAATTACCTCGTCCACACCATCATCATAAAAAGTTTTACGGATGATATCAGCCCAGGTAACAAGTTTATCTGCAAACTCTGCATCTGTTTCACCAAACTTTTCCATATGCTTTATAACGATTTTCTTTTCAATGGAAACCGAAGGGAATTTCTGATTAATTGCAACAGTAAATCTCTCTAGGAATGCATCATCCAGAATAGTAGCAGCGGTAAATCTGCCGTCCTCTGAACCCTTGCCCGTAGTATTGGCTGTGGCTATAACATTGAATCCAGGTGCCGGAGTAACCGTTTCACCTGTTTTCTTAACCAGCACAGGCTTACCTTCCAGTATACCTTGCAAACACATAATTTTATTTGTAGCTCTATCAATTTCATCGAGCAGTAGAATTGCACCATTCTCCATTGCCTTAAGCACAGGCCCTTTAGAGAATACAGTTTCTCCGTCAATAAGTCTGAATCCACCAAGTAAGTCGTCCTCGTCTGTTTCTGGGTTAATCTGCACACGAATAAACTCTCTGTTTAATTTCGCGGCCGCTTGTTCAACCATGAATGTTTTACCGTTTCCGGATAATCCTGAAATATATGTAGGATAGAACATCTCTGATTTAATGATTTTAACTACATCAGTATATGCACCCCATGGTACAAATGTTGAGTCAACTTTGGCCATATACTTTTCTTCGTTAACAATTGAGGCCATTGACATAGATGAGTTACTCTGTGTATTATTTGAATCCATGATGTCATCCTTTATAGGGATAATCATCGCACTTAGATTGTATGTTCCGATTTTAACTCGATTTGCACTGTCGCAAAGAGGATACCAATCTGAACCTTTAAAGCCCATGTTCTCTGCAGTAGAGACAATGATTGACTTTTTAAACTCAGTTTGGTCAGGGAATAGTGTTACCAGCTGCTTGACGATGTTTTTAGTGGAAATTTTCATAATATAGTTTTCTCTCAGTTTTTCAATTTATATATGTATTATATCATAGTTCCTGGGGCTTGTAAACCCCTAAGCACGAAATAATTGAATCTTTTTATAATATTTTGGAATATGCATATAACCTCTTATAACCGTTATGCAACGGCCTTTCCGAACTTGGTCATCAACACTTTGTTTAATTTCTTGCCTTTGGCATGCTTTCTGAATGCCGTAGAGATTTGATTATTCGAAGCATCATTAGATATTTCAAAATCTTCGTCTTGGGCCTGGAGTGACTTGCCTGCCTTAACCAAGTAGTAATCATTATAACCGTACATATTTTCAACATGGACACATTTGTTATTTCTGAACTCCTTATTAAATTCTGCTTTATCCTCTTCCCAATACCCGTTGCGCTTATAAGAGATGTCTTGTAACTTGTATTTCCAATCAGAACCCTCGGCCATAAAGAATCCAATATTTTTGGTTCCGTGTAGTTTTGTGATGTGTTCTAGCAAGGCCTTAGTTACAGTCTTTGAGTGAGAAGAATCTGCAGATAACATCTTACCACCAACGTTCATTGTGAGGCCGCCGTGTCTTCTACCGAAATTTGGAACGCTATCATCTCTGCGATCAGCAGTAATTTGCATTCTGTTTGCATCACCATCTGTAAAAGTAATGAAGTTCATCTTTTGAACTTGATGTTTATTTTTGAACTTCTTAATTAAACCCTCTGCAACCATAAGAGCTTGATTCAGTGGAGTTGAACCCCAGTCCTCAATTCTAGGCTTGATAGCATCTTCGTAGTATCCATCACCTTTATTAATTCGTTGATATAACCACTTCATAGCCTCGGTAAACTCTGATTTTTTCAATTCAGATGAAATCACGAGAGGCATGGACAGTTCATCCATATCAACATGTCCGGGCAGCGCTGCAGTAACTCTCCAGTCAAGCCTAGGGTTCGTAGTTGTGAATCCGTAGACCTCGAATGGAATATTTACTGCCTTACAAAACAGAACCGTATGGAGTACTTGATCCATCACGTATTTCATTGAAGTAGACATTGAACCAGAATAATCAATGAGCATCATCATGCCGTGTGATTTGGCATCTGCAAGTTTAGTTGCCTTAAGAAAAATATCATCATTTGTTTTGTATGACCATAGTGCATTGACATTAATCTGACCAGTTTTGGCTGTAGTAGCTCTCTGGTATTGATATGCCGCCTTTCTTTGTTCAAATTCCTTGACTGCAAAGTTTACAGACTTCTTGGCAGTGGCCATGTATTCCTTAAAGCCCCATTCTGGTGCGTTCCATGCCTCATATTTTTCTCTATAAAAGTCGTGACTTGCAAGGAGGGCCATTCTTTCTGCTTTTAATTCCTCGTAAGAATATACTGCGTTCTTAGCAACTTCCTTATTCATTGGCTGAATAAACAAGTCCTGAGTGCCACTTTCATTAAGATCCAGCAGAGTTGATTCCATATTTCTGAAGGCTTTGTCAGTTACTGATTCATCTTCTGGATTATGAATTGGTTCTGCGGAGGTGACTGGAACTTCCTGATCAACTTCATTGTTACCCTCTTGGTTACCAGCAACTTCTGCAGGTTGATCACCATCTTCTTCTTCGTCTTCAGCATCATCGGGAATGTCATCGTGTCCGTATTGTTCAGGATCTGCTTCTTCCTGTTTATCAGTGATTTCCGGATCTTGACTTTCATTCGTCTCATCTTTTGGAGTAGGCTTCTGAAGCAAGTCTTTCTGATTCTCTTGAGTCCAATCCATAATGTCTTTTACTAACTGGACAACTTCCTCAAATGTTTCTGTTTTATTAGCTCGGTCCATGTAGACCCATTCCTCGTCTGTAAAGGGAACCGCTAATAAAGAACCGATTTTGGCTTTCAGGTTAATTTTGTCTATAAGTTTTGTGCGATCCCAGTCAATCATAGATGGATCAGAGTTTTCTCCGAAGAAACCCTCAGCAAACAATTTCTTGTAACCACGTTGGAATGAAGCAACAAGGCCGGGGTATTGACTTTTAACTTTACGTTCAATACGAGCATCTTCAATAACATTGAGGTAAGACCGAGGACATCCTTTAAGTTTCTCTGGGCTATCGTGCCATCCCTCAAATGGAGTGTTAATTGCGTGACCAACTTCATGGCCGATTAAAAGGTCATAAACATCTTTGCCCATATCCTTCCAAAGTGGAAGACCTAAGACACGATCTTTAACATCGAACCAAGCTGTCTTGTAATTGCCATGTTGGACCGTAATATTCTCTTTAGCGAGTAATTTCGGTAACATTGAATTTGAATAGTTGATCATGGTAACTCCTTATTTAATATGTATATTATATCAGGATTCCACTGGTATGTAAACACCTTTGCGCAATATAATTGCGCTTTTGGCGTATTTTTTAAGAATATTTTGGAATATGCATAGAACTTTTAGTTATATGACTGAGATTCAGGCCAGAAGACCTTTCTGACTGTTTTCTTGGATGTGGTAATGATTACAGCAGTAGCAGCTGATATGCCTCGCTGTCTTTTGTAGTAGGTTATATCTGATTCAGTAATAATTGCCTTATCATAGTCTGCTTTCAGTTCCCATACTGCAAAGTCGTTCTTGTTCATTGTATCACCTTTCATTTATTTTCTAGTTCTAATTTTGCTGACCAATCAGTCCAATCTCGTTGATCTACTTGTTTTAATAATATTTGATTTTCGGCAGTGCGAGTTAGAACAAATGTGTCGTGTAAATTTATATTCATTTGTTCTAAAGTCAGTTCTGGATCCAATAAGATAGAACCATCACTTTGAACTTCTAAGTAAAAATCAATATACTTCATTGTTCCACCTTTCTGTCTCATACTAACTTCCTATATAAAATTATGGCTCCGAAGGTTGGGATCGAACCAACGACCAATTGATTAACAGTCAACTGCTCTACCACTGAGCTACTTCGGAATAAAATCATTGGGGTGTGTCATACCATTCTAAAAGTTTGCGATGCGCTGCAAGCTGTTCAGTATAAACTATAAGATCATCGGGATGTGCAGATTCTGGATTCTGCATATAACCTTCTAGGTCTTCTATTGCAGAATATAATTTTGCAAGAAATAACTCATCAACAAAATCTTGATAAATGTCCATCTTGACAAATGCATTTCCGTGTTCATCTTTTTCTAAAATCATAATCTTTCTCATTTATTTATATAATTTGGTACGCCTTAGTGGATTCGAACCACTGACCTACGGCTTAGAAGGCCGTTGCTCTATCCAACTGAGCTAAAGGCGCAGTAAGCTTTAATCTATACCGTTAAATCGGTCTAGTTGATTTACCTCAATAAAGGTATCCCATAGTCGTTCACAGCGCATATCGTATATTTCTTTGATTCCCATCAAACGATTTGCTATCTTATCTGCGTCTTCTGATTTCAAACCTTTGAAGCGTTCACTATCACAGATTTCGCACATTAGCATGTCAATGTCTTCTACCATATTCCATACTTGCATTATATCACTTTCTAGGTTAAACCGATCTTTCTTTGCCACGGGATGTGACTCCTTTTCTGATTTATTTAATATGTATATTATATCACATTAAGCTAGTAATGTAAACCTTTATTTACGCAATCTTTGAAAAGTTTTTGCATTTAAAGAACTCAATCTTGCTTCTGAATTTGTTTTCCAATATGTCACCCTTATGGGAGATAATGAAGACGTTTGTTCCACCCTCTAATGTCTGTAGAATCTTAGTAAGGTTTTCAATACCATCAACATCTAAACTGCTATCAAATGTTTCATCGAGAATCAGTAAATTAGTTGCTGCACTATTTTTCATCTTAGCAATCTGTCTCCAAGTAAAGAGTAAAGACAAATCAATTCTTTGTTTCTCTCCCTCTGAAAAAGATGCATAGTTGAATGAATCACGATGGCGAGACCTGATAGTCTCGTTAAAGTTTTCATCTAAGTGGAATGCAACAAAAAAGTCTAGGATCTGTAGATACTGATTGATCAGTCTATTCATAACAGGTAGATATTGCTTAATAACTTTAGTCTTGATACCAGTATCTTTAAGCATCTCGCCAATTACTTCGTTATAAGTTCTTTCTTCTACATATTCTAGCTTCTTCTCAGTAATAGCTTCTTTGGATGTTCTAAACCCAGATAGTTCTTTCTTAGCTAAACCAGTATCTCCAGTCTGACTAGTAAGATGATTAATGTCTTTCTGAACTTTATCAATTTCATTTTGTAATACTGAAATCTTATCATTATTAGAATTAATCTTCTGTTGTCTTTGTCTCAGCTTATTGAGATTATTTGCAATCTCTTGGCCTTCTTTCTCTGCTATACTTAACTCCTTAGCAAGAGACTGGAGGTTCCGCTGGACATCACCTGCAGTTGATTTAATACCTGATAGCTTACTATCTTTCATCTGTGGTTCGATAGCTTGTTCACAAGTAGGACAGTTATCATTATCCTCGTAGAACCTTGCTTCTTTTACTAGGGTTTTAATGTTGGTATTTAAGCTCTTCTCTACAGACTTTACTTCCGTCATGTGTTCTATATAGCTTTTGTGGCTTTTTTCTTCTTCAGTAATAAGAACACTTAAATTTTTACCAAGAGTCTGTGAATCCTTAAAGGTAATACCTATCTGTTCTTTATATGTAACAATGGAATCTCTCTTTTTATCAATCTGATCCTGATTAAGAGATTCTAGGCTCTTGATATACTTAGACTGTGAATCCATTTTAGTATTAAGCAAATCAATGTTGTGATTAATATCAGTGAGCTCTTCTTTGATTTTAGAATTACGCTCTTTAAGTAGTGTGTTCATCTTACTAAAAATATTAATATCAAGCAGATCTTCAATTACAGCTCTTCGAGACCACGCTGGTAGTTGCATAAATGGGATAAAAGAGCTACTCCCTAATACAACTACTTGGTGGAAACTTTTATGATTGAGCTTAAGAATATTGGTTTCTAGGAACTTCTGAAAATCTCTCGCGTTGGATGCTTGATTGATTTGGTTACCGTTCTGCCAAATCTCAAACCTATTGGGTTTAATACCACGGATAATTTTAAATTCTGAATTACCAATACCGAACTCAACTTCTACTAAAGCTTTCTTTTGGTTAATAGAATTAATTAACTGATACTTACCGATGTCTCTATGTGGTTTACCAAACAGTCCAAAAGATAATGCATCTAGCAGAGTAGATTTACCTGCACCATTTTGTCCTACAATTAAAGTTGTAGGTGATTTGTCTAGCCTAATCTCAATGGGATCATTACCCGTAGACAGAAAGTTCTGCCATTTACATGATTTAAAATTTATCATAGGTACTTAACTCCTAACCAATTAGCAACCTTAGTTTTTAACCAAGAATTGTTTTCCATTTTAATACTAAGTCCTGTATCGTCCATTCTTGCCATCACAGTACCGTCTGGATCATTGAAATTAAAATATGAACTTATAGTTCCAACACTATTA